AGAACTATTACGACCAGCGTGTAGGGCTCAAAGATTTGGGTATCTCGATTCCTCCGCAGCTGCGGAATATCGATTCGGTGCTCGGGTGGCCTGCCAAGACCGTGGATGTGCTTGCTGACCGTATCCGATTTGAGAAGTTCATCTCGACTCATGAGAGCAATATCGACCCGTTTGGTTTGAATGAGTTGGTGGCGCAGAACGATTTTCAGGAGGTGTTCGCCCAGGCGGCATCCTCCGCTCTGATTAATTCGTGCGCGTTCATCACGGTCACTCAGGGCGATACTGAGGCGGGCGAGCCGGAGGTTCTTTGGCTACCGCGTAGCGCTCACTGGGCTACCGGATTGTGGGATCAGCGCAAGCGCTCGCTCGCCGCCGGGTTGTCTGTGACACGCACGGATACGGACGAGTTTGGGGACGTGACGGTGCGCGAGGTAACCGTGTACCTGCCGGATAAGACGGTGGTGCTCGGGTTCCCTGCGGCTGGTGAGCGTGCTGAGGCTACCGCCGTTGTGCTGCCGAACCCAGTGGGGCGTCCTTTGATGGTTGCTCTGGTGGTGGGGGCTGACCTGCGCCGCCCGTTTGGGCGCTCACGGATCACGCGTGCGGTCATGTCGCTCACAGATTCGGCGGTGCGTACGATTGTGCGTTCCGAGGTTGCAGCGGAGTTTTTCTCGACGCCACAGCGCGCGATTTTGGGTGCGGACCCGGAGGCGTTGGAAGCGTCGAAGTGGGACGCAGTCATGTCGAAGATGCTCGCGATCAGCAGGGATGAGAACGGTGAGTTGCCGCAGATTCAGCAGTTCTCACAGATGTCGATGCAACCGCACACTGAGCAATTGCGACAGTGGGCGGCGTTGCTAGCGGCGGAGTCGTCTATCCCGTTGGATGAGCTTGGTTTTCCCTCTGATAACCCTTCGAGTGATTCGGCGATTCAGTCGCAGCGCGACCCGTTGCGGCTGGCGGCGGAGCGCTGCATCAGGGGGTTCCAATCTGCGTTGCGTCAGGTTGCTGTGCTGACGGTGGCTTTGCAGCATGGGTGGGAAACCGCCCAGGAGGCAACAATGGTGCAGGCGCACTTCGCGCCGACGGTGCATGTATCGGATGCGGCGGCGGCGGATGCTGTGCTGAAGCAGGTGCAGGTCATGCCGTGGCTCGCGGAATCCGGCGTGGTGTTGGAGAAGCTCGGATACAGTGCGGCGACGGCGGAGCGACTCATGAACGATAAGCGCCGCGCTGAAGGCGTCCAAGCGCTTGGGTTCTATAAGCAGTACAAGGAACGTAAGGATGCTGAGCAAGCTCAGCGGCAGGAGAAGCTCGCGAAGCAACCGCTGGGTGAGTTTGAAGTAACAGAATAACGGAATGATGGCGAGGTACCCCCGGTATGGATATGCAGGATATTAGGTACCTCGCCGAAGGTTTGAACGGTATCGTGGCGGAAGCTACAGATCTGTTTGAGGCACGCATCAGGGAGCTTGTTGAGCAGGGTGCACCGTGGGAGCTGGTGCGTGAAGAAGCACGCCGCATGTTCATCTCACTGGTGGACGGATACCGTGTGCAGGCTGAAGCTTCGGGGGAGGAATGGTACCGGTATCTGCGGGAGCTCGCTGTGGGGGAGGCCGCAGGGTTGCCTTCTGTTGAGGTGCCGCTGGTGGAGCACAGGAAGCTGAGCTCTGCTGTCTGGTGGGCTTCACAGTGGCTAGAAGAGCCGAACGTGGATGTGGAGCGTGCACTGGCGGTGCTGTCCGAGCGACTCGACCAGTTCATCAAGCATGCCGGGCGTGAGAAGGTCACGCAGCTTGCGGTAGCTGATCCGGTGGCGAAGCGTTTCGGGCGTGTGCCGGTGGGTTCCACCTGCACCTGGTGTGAGATGCTCGCTTCGCGCGGGTTCGTCTACACTAGCCCTAAGAGCGCCGGTCTGTTTATGCGGTTCCATTACAAGTGCGATTGCCAGGTGGTGCCCGGGTTTGAAGGCAAGAACCCGGTGGAGGGTTACGATCCTGGCGTGTATAAGGCTCGGTATGATGCGGCGCTCGCGGCGTTGCGTGCGGAGTCGAAGCCTGGAACACGCTTTGTTGATCGGGATGTGGCGTTGCGGATGGGTGTGATGTTTCCCGAGGTGTACGGCCGTAAATCGGCGACTCAGGTATGGGAAGGTGAGACTATCCCTCTTGGAGCTGATGCTGCTGAACGTGTGGCGGCAAAGCATACCAAGCAAGATGCCCAAGCGTTGCAGCGCTGGGCAGAAGGTAAACAGCCGGATGGGACACCATATTATGCGCGACTGCAGAAGGCGATTCTGGGTGAGATTCCCTGGACTCGTGAGCTGAAAAAGCTTCGTCGCGAGTTGGATAGCGCGATTGACCGGTCTGTGGCTTTGGAGTCGTTTACGGTATCGCGATGGGCACCATTAGAGACTTTCGGGGTGGGCAAGATTGAGGAAATATACTCGCTTCGAGGCTCATTCATAGAGCACAGACCGTATATCGCTGCTGCTGATAAACCCAGTGGGGTAAAAACTAGTAGTGGACGAGTTCAGATGCACGTGTACGTTCCTGCGGGGTCTGGGCTCGCGCCGGTGTGGACACACACAGAGAAATATCGGGGGCAACGAGAAATTCTGTTGTTACGAGGTGGTATGCTCGACATAATAGACGTTGAGCGTATGCCTGACGGCTCCCCGCTGGTTTTTGCATATTATCAGGAGGC